GTTCTGCCAACTGAGCCTCTAAACCCATTGGCTTACCCATAATTTCATCAACTTTTTGTTTGGCAACAGTCCCAGTTAAAGCACCAGCACCACTACCCAACATACTTCTAATAGCCAATGTTCCAGTAGTTCTTCCAGCAGTTGCCCCTAAAGGCGTTTTAGTGGTTGCTACGCCAGCAATTCCTCCAACCAAACCACCTATATCTGGTAAACTTTCTTTTAGAGCAGTACCAAACTCTTGAGCAAAAGTCCTTGGCTCATATTTAGGACTTAGAACAGAAGTAGTAGAGCCATAAGTGGACTCTAGCCTATCAAGTTCTGCCTGTTCTTCTGCTGTAAGTGCCATAATTTATTCCTAAATATTGGTTATTGTTGACCTGCCTTTTGACGCAATTCACGCAATCTATCTAAGTCTTTTTGAACATCTTTTCCTGCTTGCGATCTTTCATCAGCAAAATCTATCATGTTTAAGTTTTTACCTGACGCAATATAATTATTTACCCTAGAGTTCAATCTTCTATCTATGCTTGCTCTACGTTCAATTTCATCTGCAACATAATTCAATGTTTTTATTGATAAACCACGAGTACCAATAGTTGCTTTTAAAAATTCTCTATCTTTGTCAGACAAAGCACCCTTTAGTTCTCCTGCTTTTCCAACAGTCATTTCATTCAATATAGTGTCAATAATTTGCGATGGAGCAACTCCTTTAACATCAATTCCAAACGCTTCCGCAACCTTGCCCGCTTGCAAGGCAACATCAGAGCCAACGCCAACAAATGCTCGTGGCAATAAGTTACGCAGGTTTTGAGCCAATGTAATGCGATCAGAAGAAGAATACGCGTCTTTTTCTATTTGAGCGGCAAGATCAGTTTTGTTTTTAGATATTTCTATTGGTTGTCTAACATCAACATTAAGAGATGTTGCGCCAGCCTTAGCAATACCAGCCTTATGTTTGAAAACACCACTTTCCATTGCTTGAATTTGCTCTGGTGTATAGTCCTTCAAAAATGGTTTTACCTCAAATCCAAGTGCTCTTGCTTGAACAGCATATTCGGCAGGGGTTGCAATGTTTCGTGCGGCAACAAAATCTGCAAATGCTTTATCGTTAGAGGCAATACCTTTAGCCAATGATTCTGGTGTACCTGCATCAACTAATGCCTGAACTCGTGAATTTAATGATTCTCTTTTAGCCGCAATTTCTCCTGTTTCTGCCATAGCCTTGGTTGCTTGAGCAATTTTTTGTGTTGCTTCTGCTTGTTTCCCTTGGGCTTCACGAGCCAAATTAGCCAAAGCACTTGCGCCTTGTGGATCAAATTGACTTAATGTTCGTGCGCCTTGCATAATTGAACTAACATCATTTAGATCAATACCTTGCATAACAGCATTACGCTTACTTAACAATTGCAATTGTGGGTCTTGTGCGCCCAAAATACCCGCCAATTGACGACCGCCATAGATAAGACTTGTCCTAGCAGATGAGAAAGGATCAAGTTGACCTAACTGAGCCGCTTGTGCAAGTGCTTGTTGATTTTGCTGTGCTTGATACGCCTCTGGAGTACCAAATAATCCACCTACGATTGAATCTGCCATTTGGTTACTCCTTAAAGATTTGCGTATCCTAATGGCAAGGCTTGACCTCCACCATAAGGAATATAAGTAGGTGCTTGCATTGCCGCACTCGTTATTCCACCACCAGCACCACCATAATTTATTTGGGGATTCATCCAACTATTAATTGCCTGTGGCAAATATGGCATTGTTCCAATTCCTTGTAATACATTTGCCATTGGACTAAACGCATTAGCCGCTTGTGCTGTTCTTGCCGCACTTATGCCACCTGCTAACAATGATTGACCAACATTAGCACCTGCCGTAGCAGATCGCCCACCAAGTTCTGCGCCTATCTGCAATGGCGTTTGCCCCATTTGTTCAATAGTTCCACCAAGTCCCAAAGAGGTCTGGAATGGAGACAATGCACCAACTTGACCTTGCTGATACTGTCCAAGCAAACCTGCCCCTTGACCAAATAATCCTGCTCCAAATAGTGCCTGTTGCTGACCTGCTTGCGTAGCCTGTGCCGCCAAAGCCAAGTCTTGCATAGCCCTAGCGTTTGCCAAAGCCGCTTGTTCAGGATTGGCAGACAATAAACCACCACCTTGCGCTACTGCCAAGCCCGTCCTACCCGTGTTTGCCAATTGGTTTGCCAATAAAGCAGATTCACGCTCACGGGCAGGTGCTAGTAAAGCCTGTTGGCTTGCCATGTACTTCTGAGCCGCTTGTTCAGGAGACTGAGCCAAATAACCTTGACCAAGATTAAACAGACCACCTGCCGCAGTTTGCAAAGGTGCATACTGTTGTGGTGCAAATAATCCTTGTTGTATTTGCTGTTGCGATAACGCTCTTAACTGATCTTGATATTGTTGTAGTTCTGGGGATACTGTGTATCCTGCGCTACTTACATATCCTTCAGGAGTGAATTGAAACTGAGATGTTCCATAACGGGTTGTAACGCCAACAGGACGAAACTTTGCCGCATCTGCCGCAATACGTGCCGCCTCTAATTGCGCTTGAGCAGAGATATTTGCCGCATTTTGTGCGGCTTTTCCTTGCATATAGCCTCCTAAAAGGCTTGCTCCACCCATAATTGCCGCAGGTGCTATATAAGGCATACTATTTTCCTTTTATCAAAACTTCGTCCACTTTAGACGGGTCTTTCTCGTCTGTGGCATGAACACAATACCAAACACAATCTGTAATAGCCTTAACTCCATGAGTCAGACCAGACTTAATCTCAATACACGCTGGCGCATCAACAATATCAATCTCATCACCTCTCAAAACTGCCACTTTCCCCTTTGCCAATATAGACAAATGGCTGTAATCGTGAGTATGTTTAAGGATGGCTTGACCTGCTTCAAAAACCATCTCTTTTGCATACAAACCATCACTAAAGTGGTGCGTAATCATGCTGTCCGTTTCCATAAATAGACAACGACATAAGGTGGCAAGTTAGCGTTTGTTGCGCTAGAACCTGTTGTAGAGATTGCCACACTAATGCCTGTCGTTGCAGAACCAGTATTGTGTGATCCATTAAATGTTTGTGTATTATTTGAGCCAGAAGAACTATCTGTTTGTTGCACTCCAGTATCAGTATGCGTGTGACCAGGGTCGGTAACTGTTGCCGTGTGAGTGTGACTTACAACAATTGCATCCTTAGAACCACCTGTATTGCCAACTGTGCTGAAAGTAGCATCGCCACTATCCAAACCAATCATTACCTTACCAGCACCAAATGCAGTCCAAGTACCAAATCCCAACAAAGTCGCAGGGTTGGTGCTAGATGTAGCATTTGTATACACAGTTCCCACAGGATATAACGCTTGTAAAACAGTCTGTACAAACGCAGTAGTCGCTAACTTAGTAGAACTATCCGTAGAGGTTTGGGTAGTTGCCGTAGTTCCCGTAGGCAAGACAGGAGAACCCGTAAAGGTAGGGCTTGCCAAGTCTGCTTTGCTTGCCACAGCCGTAGCAATGCTATTGAACTCGGTATCAATCTCAGTTCCCTTGACAATCTTCAATGGGTTGCCAGAGGAAAGACTATCCTTACTAGCGAAATTCGTGGCCTTGGTGTAATCAGACAATCTAATTCTCCTTAATAAACTCTGCCTTCTTTGGCAAAAATCTCAATTTTTTGGATGCTCAAAGGGAAAGCATTGATGTCTGCTTCATAACCTGTTTGCACAATCTTTCCAGAACCTGTTGGATAAACACTCAATGTTTGCATCGTAATTCCACCAGAGTATTCTGCGGTGGTATTGTATTCCGCTACACCATAATATGAAACCACTTGAGTAGGAACTTTTGCAGAAGCAGAGTAATAATTACCCGAAAAGTCGTAACCCCACTTAAAGGTCACATACTGGTTACTTCCCCCAATCACAACCGCCCTCAACTTCTTCAGAATGGATGTAACAGATGGATTACCCAAATCAGCATTATTCGTAAAATACTGAAAACGATATGTAGATGTGTCATCGTTATAACCAGAATAGGTAGCAAGATAGCCCCCTTTCCCTATGTATAACGTCCCATCTTGCTTTGTCAACAAGGATTTAGGTTCAATAGAGTCCCAAGTCGTTACCCTTGCCGCACCATCTTGTAGCGTGGCTTTCATGTCAAAGCAATAAACTGACTTCAAAACAGGCAAAGTCAGCAGATAAAACGCTTCCTTACTGTTGTATACAGACTTAATGTTTGCCAATGTCTCACTTGCAACGGCAGAAATCAAGTCATTTCGCACATTCTTAGATAAGTCACGCAATGGCATGGACTTCTCTTGGATCGTCCGCAAAGCACTCCTGACACCCGTAGAAGATAGAAATATCAGGTCTGAACCCGTGTAAGCCACAGAATCCCTTGCCACACACCCAATTCCCGTGATCACATCTTGCAATGTCATCGTAGAAGGGGTGGTTGCTCCCTGATATACAAGAATATTGT